TGGCGCTGATTGTACCAGTTACATACATATTACCAGACAAAATTAAAGAGTTTGGGAGATATGATTGAACACCTGACGCGGTAAAAAACGTCAGATATGCTGAGCCTGTTGTACGGCCCGTATCATCATACGAAAATTGCAGAGAGCCATTAGGTCCTTCGGAGCCCGACTCCGCAGAGTTGCAATCAATATATGCCCACCCAAACTTAGCCATGATCAGTCTCCTACTATAATGCTTGCCCGCTTACACCCACAGAGCCTGACCAGTTAGGTCCGGTGGAACCCTCCGTTCTGCCAACAGCAATATTTGTTAGACCAGCCACAATATCAACTTTTGCCGCAACATTATGATTAGACATTAAATGTATCTCGCTAACCTTTAAGTCATATCTCACCGGTGAATACGAGCCGCTTCTGTCATATGGTAAGTGGAAGTAGTTTCCGCCTCTAGTCTTAACTCCGCTTGCAACAATTGGATCAGATAATCCTTCCGCACTAAAACCAACACGAATCGAGCGCTCATTCTGCTCATGCCCAGATCCAGACACTCTAATTTCGAACCATTTTGTTACATATGGAAATCGTATGCACATCGTGCCGGCGGCTGAGCCTTCATCGTCTCCGCTCAAACTAGCGCTAGCCGGCACAACTACCGACGCTGTGCAATATGGCGCGCCGCTAACTTGATAAGAACCGACGTTCTGTAAGCCCGGTGATATGTTCCAAGATTTTGCTCCCATTATAAAACTCCTAATATAGCGTATTCAATATAAATAGTCACTTATTTCTTCTATTGCGTCTTTCTATCGCTCTTTGTCTTTTTATGGCCTCGCGCTGGCGAGTGCGCTGGGCTCTGATTCGTTTTTCTTTCTTTTTTACAGACGGCTTTTTGTATCTGCGTCTGTCTTTTACTTGCTCGATAATCTTTTCTTTCTTGACTTTTTTATTGAACTTTCTAATCATTCTTTCGTTATTGTTGCGACATTCACGTGCTGTCACGCACACATTAATTTTATTACTCATATTATTTCATCGCATTCCAAATTTTGTCGGCGCCGCCAATTAAAGAAGATATGTCCACGCCCGCATCTCTTGGGTTTCCCAAATCAACTGCTCCTGCTTTAGGCTCTGAGGCTTCGTGGGCAGTCATAGCTTCGGTTCCTTCAAAAAGATTAACACCGTTGTATGCATCAGCATTAACAGCCTTCATTAATTTTGCTCGATGTTCATTAATTTTAGCTCGATTGGTTGCCGTTTTTTTATTTGTTGTTTTTTCGTTTTCAACAACAAGATTGCCTTGCATTCCTTTTGCTACCTCTGCCACAACATTAGACAAAAGCCCCTCTTCAATAAGGACTTCGTGAATGCACTCTTTTACGAGTGGCTTTATAAGTTGTTTCAAATCATTCTTCTTCATTTAATACTCTCAATAATTCTTCTTTAATTAGTTCTTCTAGCGATAAATTATACTGCTCCTCCAGCGCACCGACAACGGGTGTAAAATAAGCCGGAATTGCATCCTCCGTGGTCTGATCGAAGAAATCTTGAAATTCATCTTTTTCTTCATCAGTTAAGTCTTGATAGGCCAATTTAACTGCAGATGGAAAAGGTGTTTCGCCATTCGCAACATCCTTAATATAGCCCTTAAATTTTTCGTATGCTGGCGATCTTTCACCTGTTGAGGTTTCTGAGTCCGATGGAGTTTCCACAGGTGTTTCTGCAGGCGCCTCACCCGGTGCGGCATCAACTGCAGTTGAGGCGCCTCTGGAGGCTTTTGCAAAACTAATACCTCGCGCGCCGCGGAGCGCTCTTTTTGCGCTAGCGCCATATCCACGAGTAACCACATCGGCTTGGGCAAGGTTGTACGCTTTGCCAAGACCTTTACCTATGCTACCAGCAGCGCCACGGGCTTGAGCAAATCTAGAAGGTTTATCGCCTTTAGGCTCATCGCCTTTAGGCTCATCGCCTTTGGATTCATCGCCTTTAGATTCTTCACCTTCAGGTTCATTAGGATCTTCTTTTTCTTCTAAAAACTGGCGCCAAGCGTCCGCAAAATCCTTGTCCTCTGTAAAACTACTCCAATCATCCATCTTCCAAAACCTCGTTCAATAATCTATTGATACGATCAGCTTTAGTAAATACTTGATTCTTATAGTTCTTTGCCTCTTGCATCATAAATGCATTTGGTGTTGAAGGCTCTGAAACAAAATCAAAGCAAATTAACTGAAAATCATCTTCAACAATTGTTTGACCAGCACTTTCTTTTACGGAACCCATGCCTCTAGAAGAAATTCCAAGTTTAACTCCATCGTTTACAAGTTCTTGTAGAATTTTGCCGGATGGTGTATTGAGAACCCTAACTTTACCCATTACGGATTTATTGTCCCACCATACTTCGGTAATCATATGAGAAGCATTCTTTAAATTAATAACAGAATCTTCTGGATGATCTAACTCTCCTAGCGCCCGGCGCTCTTGTACGAGCTTTTGATAATTTTTCATCTCGCGCATCAAAACTCTATGTGGATATATCCTTCCGTTGCCGTTTTGAACGTCTGCTTCTTGCAGTTTTCCAGACAAAATCATTCCACCGGTGGCCACAAATCTTTTTTCCTCTTCAGTTAAAAGATCTTGGCAGACACCGCCTTCACAAAGTTCATAATATTCTCTTAAAAGTTTTTGTCCCATCGTCACGATCCCTTACAGCATCGCCTTACAGGTTGTAGTCTCCACTTATTTGTCCAAACGTTTGTATTCATGCTTAACTCCATTATCTCCAAATACCATGTTTAATATATATGATGTTCCCGATGATAAAAATCCCAAAAGAAAAAAATTAAAGACAGTTACATCAAAACTAAATAGTTCGGTGAAAGGAGAAAGTAGCATTAATAGCCATCCAACATGGAAACCCATGCACATAGGGCAGTTCGCAAGCTCTCCAAGTTTACCTTTCTTAGGCCTTAGTCTCGAAAAGATTTTTCCGTAGACAAGAATTTGTGTGAGCCCGTAGGCACAAAGTATAAATGTTAATAGTTCCATTATTGTCTCGCTACTATATCAGTGTCGCGCTTGCCGACCACATCTGCGACTCCCATCGCAATTTCCAGACCATTTTCCAAATTAGCGACTGTGCTGGCTTTCGCTACCTCGATGGCACCTTTCATTAATTCAGGATCGATGACGCCGGCGGTGCTCAATCCTTTGGTGGCCATGGCCATGGCGACAAGAGGCCCTCCAAATTTAACAAGTTTCTGAAATATTGGATTCTGTGCCAGATTAAGCGCTTCGGCGCCAGCCCTAAGATAGAAGTCATCAAGAATACCCTCTTGTTTAACTTTTTTTTGTTTTTCAACTTCTTGTTCTAAATCATTAAGTAACTCGGCAGCTGCTTTAATCTGCGGATCCGCCATTAGAGTATCTAAAACGTCTTGAAGCTGTTTTTTATCTGATACTTTTGACAGCTGAGTGATGAATTTTGTTGTGGTAGCGGTATCTTTTTTTAATTTATCTATGTTTTCAACTAGCCGAAAGCTTCTCCAGTTCTCTATTATTAATCTCATTTCAGACATTATGTAACCCTCATTCAAACGTATACAAGTAGTTTAAAGCATATGGGTCGCGAACGTAACCTTTTCTGATGGAGCCTTGTTGTGATTTTTGAGGGACTTCTCCAAGCTCTGTAGAAGATTCTTTGTCTGGGTGTGTTAATTCATCGTCCGACATAGAAACAATAGCTTCAGTTGATTCAAAATAAGGTCTTTCTTCGTCGATAAACTTCGATATATTAATAAGAGTCATCTTTGGGGCACTTAAATCTTCAGCACTAGCATTTTCTAAAGTTGCCTCAAATGATCCATAAAATGATCCAGCTTGAATTGATTCGGGAATAACTAATCCTTTCTTTCGCAAGTGAGAAAACAGTCTATTTTGAGCACCATACACCAGATCATTCATCGTTTCTTTAGGGAATGCAATAACTTTATTCTTTTTTGCTGAGAGTACAATATCGATATCTCCATGATCGAAAATCATCAAATCTCCGTTAATGCTTTTGCGAATATCTAGTTCAAGACGCACTTTTGCATCATTAGAGCCTGGCCCAATTTTAACTACTATTGCCATTGGTATAAATTTCCTTTACAAGAGATTGTGTTTTTAAAACTGTCAACAAAAGCCCTTCATTAATTTGCTGTTTTGAAAAGCCATTTAGCTTTTCAATTATAGTATTTGTTTTGTTTTTCATTTCTTGGTCATTACTAATTTCATCGATACTATCTGCCTCAATTAATAAATTTTTAAGTCTTGCAATTTCCTCATTTAAAAAAACTTTTAATGAAACGGCATTATCAGTAAATGAAGAGATGTAATGCGTCAAAAGCTCTTTCTGTTCAGGCAAAAGAGATGAATCATATTTTGAATTAAACTTATCTGCAAACACATTATATAAATTGTTATCAACAAAAACGCCATTATCATCTTTTTTAGACGCGCTCATAATATTCATAACTTGATTTTCTAAAATAATTTGATTTTTTGGCGAAATTGTGTCTGAAAATAATTGTGCTATTGTTGCGAGTGTTTTATAGTTAGGCACAAAATTATTGAAAACAGAGGAGCCTATGTTTTTATTAATATCCTTTATAAGAGCGCTTTGCTTTTCAAATAAAGCATCTGAATTAAGTTGCTTTTTCTGGAACCTAGATTCGTTAATAATTCTTTTAGAAATATCGGGCTTTAAATTTTGCTCTTCATACAAAGAACGATAACATTCCAAATCTTTGCGTAAAACACCTCCAGGTTTAAAATGATTTTTTAATATATTGAGTGTTTTTAGCTGTTTGGATTCATCTTTTTTTATAATAGCAACAGTTGCTTCAACAATTAAAGCTTCATAAACAAACGCTGTATTTCTTTTTTTATTGTGCCTTATTCTCATCTTTTTGTTCCATATTATTAGTGCTCTCCTCTAAATCACTTAACAAAACCCTAATGGATTCGTTAATTTTAAAGAGCTTTTCCTCTTCATTTTTATCTCTCAACTTATAAATAGCTTCATCTTGCTCATAAATACCTGTTCCGATACTGCCCATTTTAGCAATTGTTCCAATATCCTGAATACCGGGCAGCACATTTCTGGTAGCTGAGCTACCTTTTTCTCTTGAATATTGTGAAGCATACGAACGACTTCTGGCGCCAGCTGATCTTTTATCAGTTTTAACTGGATGATAGACTTTACCTTTAGAGCCTGGAGTAAGTCTAGGTGAGTCTCTGGAGCCAGGTGGTACGGCTAGTAGTGGCGAATCTTCTATTTCACCACCAGCATCTTCGGCGCCAGCATCGCCGGCGGGCATTTCTTCACCACCCAAATCGCCTCCAAGATCGCCCCCAAGGTCACCTCCAAGATCGCCTCCAAGATCGCCTCCAAGGTCGTCGGCGCCAAGTCCGCCGCCTTCGCCAGCAGCGGCGGCTTCAGCAACAGCCTGCAACGAAGCATCTTGTTTGCGATCATAAAACATTTCTCTCTGATTACGAACAAATTCTTCATGAGACATTCCAAAAATATGTTCGGCAACCCACCTACGAGAAAAATAACCTTCTGTTGCAGACGCGGCAATATCAAACTTTGCTTTCCAATGTTCAATTTCTTGCAGCTCTGCAATCTTTGATGGATTATTAAGCGCTAAGCTGAATGATAGTAAGTCATCACCTCTAAATCCTAACGTATAGAGATGAATGATTCCAATCTTTTCAAGCTCTGCTACTATAACTCGCTGTAATCTTTGAATAGTTCTAGCAAATCTAACATCTTTTTGAGCCAACGTGGTCTTGTCTTCTTCCCCACCTTCGCCCATCGTTAGATATGATTGTGGAATTTTTAAAGCAGAAAACAATTTATCTCGAAGATATTTAATATCATCAATTGCTGTTGTATTTTGGCCACCTTGAAGATTTGTTACGTCAGTAGCCGATCCGGCGCGAACTGGAATATAGTAGTCCTCCTCAATAGACATAGGATTATATCGCAGATCCACGCGGCCCGTTGATGAATCAACGACGGAATGTCTTTTCAACTGAGTTACGATTTTTTGCATATACTGTTCTACATCTTGTGGCGGCACGGCCCCCACATCAATCTTGAAAAGTCGACGCTCCGAAGAGCGAATAACGCGGTATGCCATCATAGCATCTTCCATAAGTGTTAATTGGCGCCAAATTCGACGGGCAGGCTCAAGAATAGAAGTGCCGTAAGGAGCATACTTATCGTGACCAAGAATACGAAAATGTGCAACTTGCCAATTTTCAAATGTCATTCCTGCGGAGTTCCATTGATATTGAATATAATTTGGGTTTGTAGTATCCATTCCTTCAAGTCTTTCAATTTCTGTCGGAGGTAAAGAGATTACTGATTTGATCCCAAACTTTTCATCAATATCCATATACAAAAAGAAATCGCCATACTTACACATGGTGCGAGCCCAACCGAAAAGATTATATTGTAAGTTTAAAATATTGTCATATAAAACAGTAAGAACTGCTTTGATTTCTTCATTTCCGCATCTAATATTTAACATAGGCCTTAGATCGGAGTATGTAGTCATTTCATCAGCATAAATATCCATCGATGATGCTATCTCGGGCATGTACTCCATTTGGTC